AACTTATTATGATTGGAGGTATGAGAGGATCTGGTAAATCTAATGTTGCTCTAAATATCTATACTTCTCAGTATGAACAAGGAAACGTTGGTTTATATTTTTCTATTGAAATGAATAAAAGAGAAGTATTCAATAGAACAATATCTATGTTAGCAGAAGTTTCAGCAGCTAAAATAAGAAACGGTAATTTGAATGACTTTGAGCTTAGTAAAATTGCTAAAGTACGATCACAAATGTTTAGTAATGCAGAGGAAGCATACCATCAGTTTTTAAAGGATAATGACTACAAAACATTTGAGTATAACCTTATAAGAAATTATGAATTAAAGAAAGATAATCAGCTAATTATTATAGATAATTCAAGATTAACATTGGCTGATATTGATATGAATATACAAAAGTTTAAAGCACAATTTGGAGATAAACTTAAAGTAGTAGTTGTAGACTATGTTAACCAAATAGAAATTGAAGATATATATAATTGGCAGCAACAAGTTACATTATCTAAGCAATTGAAAAAGTTTGCTAGAAAATATGATGTAGTAATGATTACTCCATATCAAATTAATAAAGAGGGTGAAGCTAGATTCTCTAAAGGAGTTTTAGATGCTGCAGATATAGCTATGGTTTTAACACCTGGAACTGATTATATTAAGTTTGATTCTACTAAAGTTAGACATAGTGCACCATTCTCTATAGCTTCTAATATGAATTGGGATATTCTAAAAATATATCCACAAGAATATATTGTTCAAGAAGAACCAATTAAAATGGCTAAGAAGAAAGAGCCTGAAAGAGGGCAGGAGGATATGCCATTTTGAACGTAGAAGAGTTACTAAATGATAAAAGTATACAATTTAAACACTCTGGTAATGATTTAATTGTTAGATGTTTAAATCCAGAACATGAGGATAAAAATCCATCATTAAGAATAGATAAAGTAACTGGTAAGTTTCATTGTTTTAGTTGTGGATTTTCTGGCAATATATTCAAGTTATTTAGAGTTAAAAATGATTTAATAAATGCTAAAATAGTGGAACTAAAAGAAAAAATATCTTCTTTTACAATATCTAAATTAAACATACCACTTACTGCCGACTATTTTGAGAATGAGTTTAGAGATATAAGTGGAAAAACCTATAAAAGATTTAAAGCTTTTAAAGATATCAATGATAAAGATTTTGAAGGAAGAATTGTATTTCCAATACTAGATCCATATGATAATATAACTGCCTTTCACGGTAGATATATGTATTCAAACGCAGATCCAAAATACTTAACTAAACCAGCAAAAACTACATTACCATTATTCCCTATTTATCCAGATGAAATTATAGACTCTTCAGTAATATTAGTAGAAGGATTTTTTGATATGCTGAATATGTATGATAAGGGATTAAAAAATACAATATGTACATTTGGTGTTAGTCTAGTATCGAAATCTGATAGAGGAAATGCAAAATTAAAGAAAAAATTTGCTCACTTAAAATTACAAGGAATATCAAAATTATACATTTTATTTGATGGAGATAAAGCTGGTAGAGAAGGAGCTTCTAAATTAAAAAATGCACTTAAAGATTCTTATAGTATAGAAATACTAGATTTAACTGATGGTGCAGATCCAGGCTCTTTATCACAAGAAGATGTGGACTCAATTAAAGAATACTTATATGACAAACATAGCGATAATAGATAAGTCACCAAGTAGTGTAAACTATTCCCAGTATTTTGATTTTCCTTTCGATATATACCACCTTACAGAAAATGTTGTAGAAAAAAGAATATTGAAAAAGGATATCACCTTAGATATTGATAGTATAGTAAAAGAATATAGCAAAATTATTTTGGTTGGCGCCGACGCAGCAAAACACGTTGGAAAAATATCTTCCGTGCTTACATTTCAAGGGCATCTAATAAATGATAAGTTCATACCTATAGTTAACCCATCTATGCTTACCTTTAAACCTGAAGGTAAGGCTGCATTTGATAATGCAGTAAAAAACATATATGATATACTAAATGGTGGAAAAAGTATAGACCATCTAAATCTTATTGCTATAGATGATGAAAATAGTGCTGAAGCTTATTTAACTAAAGTACTTAAAGAGTATTCAGATTTTATTGCTCTAGATACTGAAACATCATCATTTTATCCGCGTGATGGGTATTTACTTGGAGTATCAATATCTTATAAGGAAGATGAGGGTGCATACATATCTGCAGATTCAATAAATGAAAAAGTAGAAAATTTATTAAGAAAAATATCTGGGCATCCAGTAGTATTTCATAATGCAAAGTTTGATATGCACTTTTTAAAATATCATTTAAATTTGAGTTTTCCTAATTTTGATGATACAATGCTTCTACATTATTGTTTAGATGAAACACCTGGTACACATGGACTAAAAGAGCTTGCATTAAAATATGCAAACTTAGGTGACTATGAAAAGGAATTAGACACATTTAAAAGGGACTATTGTAAACAAAATAAAGTTAAGCTAGAAAATTTTACATATGATCTAATACCATTTCAAACAATGTATAAGTATGCTGCTACAGATGCTGTAGCCACTTATAGATTAGTTCGTAGATTTCATAATAAAGTATTAGGGTCTAAAAATCTATACAAAGTATATAAGAATCTTCTAATAGAAGGTACAAAGTTTCTACAACAAATAGAAGACAATGGTGTACCATTTTCTGTAGAACAGCTAGAAAAAGCTAAAAAAGAAATAGATGTTGAAATAGAAGAAGCTACTAAAAAATTATATACTTTTGATGCAGTACATAAATTTGAAGAAATTCATAATAAAGTATTTAATACTAATTCTCCTGCACAATTAAGAACTGTATTATTTGATATACTAAAGTTACCTTTACCAGATAAGAAAACCGGTACTGGTAATATATCTACAGATGCAGAAGTATTAGATGGCATAGACCACCCACTAGCTAAGCTAATTTTGCAAATCAAGCAACTTAAGAAAATCAAGTCTACATATATAGATAAGATAATATTATCTTTGGATTCAGATAATAGATTACGCACTGGGTTTAATTTAAGCACAACTACATCTGGTAGACTAAGTTCCTCGGGTAAGCTAAATATGCAACAGTTACCAAGAGATAATAAGATTGTTAAAAAGTGTATAGCTGCTAATGATGGATGGAAAATAGTTAGTCAAGATTTAAAAACTGCAGAAATGTATATTGCTGCAGCACTATCTGGTGATAAAAATCTACAAGATATATTTATACAGGGTGGAGATTATCACGGATTTATGGCTAAGTACAAATTTGGATTAGATTGTCATCAAGATGAAGTAAAAACACTATATCCAGATCTAAGACAAGCTGCTAAAACGGTATCTTTTGAAATTCTGTATAAGCTAAACTATGATGAAGAAGTACTAAAGAGGTTTCCTACACTAAAGAAATGGTTAAAGCAAATGGATTCTCAAATTAGAGAAAATGGATACGTTTACCAATTTTTTGGAAGAAAAAGAAGATTACCTAACGTATTTTCAAAGGATAAATCCGTAGCTAACCATGAGGTAAGATCTGGCGTTAATGCTTTAGTCCAAGGTCCTGCTAGTGATGTAAATCTATTAGCCGCTATAGAAATGCAGAAATACATTATTAATAACAAAATGAAGTCTAGAATATTTGCTTTAGTACATGACTCTATATTAGCAGAAGTTCCTGACAATGAAGTGGAACATTACTGTAAGAAATTAAAAGAATTTACACAAAAGGATCGTGGACTTAGTATTCCAAATTGCCCAATTGGTGTAGATGTTGGGATTGGAAATAATTATGCAGAAGCTGGGTAATATGACTGACAACATTGAACACTTAAGAAGTTATTATAATTTAGGTGGGTATAAAGCTATAGATTTTATAGAACAGCTGAATATGTCCTTCAATGAAGGCAATGTATTTAAATATTTATATAGATGTAATACCTTAAACCCAAAAGGATCAATTAAAGAAGATTTAGAAAAAGCTTTATATTACAGTAAACGTGCTTTGTATCATAAAGGTATGTTCGAAATGTATAGAAAACCAAACTATAAACTATACTATGTAGACAATCTTAATAAAAGTGCGTTTAATGAAAATATATATTTTGGATTAATTTCTTTAATAGAAGCTATTTGTGAGCCTAATTTTTATGAAGACAGTATTACTTCAGTAATACAATTTATAACAGCAGAACTAAATGAAATTAATTGATATAAATTTTCCAGTTTTTTGTATTAAGGAATATGAAAAGATAATACAAGAAGATAAGATTATTTATATTGAGATAGATGAAATAAAAAAGATAGTTGATAATAAATATTTAGCTGGTAATACTTTGGGTGAAAGAAGGCTACGCATTCCTAAGGATAAAAGATATAATTTAAAGTTTAGTTATTTAAATTATCATCAATTATTAAAATCTAAATGTAAGCTATTTATAGACAATAATGGAACTTTAATAAATTATAAAAAGCATTATAGAGCAACATTAACATATCATAGGATTATAAAAGTAAAACAAGTAGAGAATGTAGGATATATTATATATATGGAAAATATGAATATACCTATGGAAGTACCAACAATTACATATAAATATCAAAACTATGTAGGATTATTACAGTATAATAATGGCTATCTTATATATGAGTTTTGTGACATAAAAAAGAAAACATCGTGGCGAATGATATAGCAGTATTATCTAACAAAATATACTTACCATATAGTAAAGAACTAAAAGAAGCTTTAGCTATAGAATTGACTTATAAAATACCAAATCCTCGACCAGGTGGAAAACCAATTTCTCTTAGAAATTATAGTGTTATAAACAATAAACTAATTGCTTTTCCAATAGGCAGAACAGACTTAATACCTAAATCATATAAAATAGTTGATAAAAGGTCTGTTGTACCAATTTCTATGCCAGAGTTTTCTTTTAAATTAAGGGAATCTCAAGAAGATATTTATAATATATTAGAAGATAATTATATTATAAATGCTAAACCTGGATGGGGTAAAACAATAACTGCTTTATCTATTATTAAAAAGCTTGGTAATAAAGCATTAATAGTAACACATACAACTAAGCTAAGAGATCAATGGGCAGAAGAAATAAAAGCTGGATTTAATTTTAATCCAAGTGTTATTGGTAGTGGCAAATTTAGCATTAGTACCCCAATAGTTGTATCCAATATACAGACACTAGTAAAACATATACAAGAGTTAAGAAGCACATTTGGAACTATTATAATAGATGAGTGTCACCATATACCTGCATCTACTTTTCAAATTATATTAGATAAATTAACAGCTAGGTATAAAATTGGATTAAGTGGAACATTAAGCAGAAAAGATAAAAAGCATATGCTTATATTTGATTATATAAGCAAAAAAGTATATATACCTAAAAAAGAAAATGTAATGGAACCACTAATAATTGTATATAAAACAAATATTAGAATACCTGGAAATCATTTAGTACCTTGGGCTAACAGAGTTAATGAATTAACTGACAGAAAAGACTATAGGCAAGTAGTTAAGAGTTTAGCTGTGGCACAAGCGGAAAGAGGACACAAAGTATTAGTAGTTTCTGATAGAATAAAATTCTTAGAAGAACTAAGTGCTGATATAGAAAATTCTATATGCATAACTTCTCAAACACAAAATCAAAAGGAGTTAGAAAGTTCCTTAAGAAAAGGTGATAAAGATATACTTTTTGGATCTATAGGTATATATAAAGAAGGAATATCAATAAATCAAATAAGTTCATTAATACTAGCTACAACTATAAGCAATGAGCCTTTAATAGTACAATTAGTGGGAAGAATAATTAGACAATTTGAGGGAAAATTAAGGCCAGAAGTTATAGATATAGTACTAGATTGTCCAACTGGAAGAAAACAGTTTGAGACTAGATTAAGAGCTTATAGAAGCGAGCAATATGAAATTAGGTACTTAAATTAATGATATTTTTTAATTGGGAGCAAATTTTACGACATACAAAATATGATTGCAATTTTTCATTAAATGTGATAAAATGTATATCTAGAGTGAAAAAAGCTTCAACTCTAGAAAATCTAATAATATTGAAATCAATGAAATATGTGCAACATAATTGGTTAGATAAACCAGTAGAATTACTAGCTTCTAAAGCTACAAATAATGAAAAGTGTATATATATTTCTATTGCTAGTAAAAGAAATTACTTCTTATTATTAAATAAGAATATTTCTTATTTACCTACGTATTATTTAGAAGATGACCTAATAAATAAACTAAAATTAAACACATTATTAAGAATAGAAGATAATAAAATATTATTTGACTATTAGGAGAATAAAATGGCATTAACATTTAATAAAATTCATGGCGAAGCTATTAAATCTGAGGTAGATTACTTTAAGTTTGAAGAAGGTAGAAACAAGTTTAGGCTTGTTGGTGAAGTTTTACCAAGATATGTTTATTGGAAACAAACCCCAGATTCTAAGAAAAGTATCGCTATTGAATGTTTAAGTTTTGATAGAGAGAAGGAAAAATTTACTAATATTGAAAAGGATTGGTTTTCAGAATATTTCCCAGAGGATAAGTGCAGTTGGTCTTATCTAGTTCAAGTAATTGACCCTAAGGACAATAAAGTCAAGGTGCTTGGACTTAAGAAAAAGCTATTCCAATCAATGTTAGATTTGGCACAAGAACATTTAGGTGATCCTACAGATCCTGAAACTGGATGGGACGTAGTTGTATCTAGAAAGAAAACGGGTGCTTTAGCTTTTAATGTAGAGTACACACTAGATCAATTAGCATGTAAAAAGCGTCCACTAACTGCAGAAGAAAAGGAACTTATAAAGGATCTAAAGCCTATTGATGAGCTATTTCCAAGACCAACTCCTGAGGAGCAAAAAGCTTTTATTGAGAGAACATGGATTAATGTAGAGGAAAAGGAAGAAGTCCCTGCAGAAGTTGATGAGGAAATTTAATTAGTAAAAAAGAGAGGTAGATTTCTACCTCTCTTTTTATTGGGCGTATTAAATGAAGATATTATTTACCGCTGATTGGCATATTAAATTAGATCAAAAAAATGTACCAAAAAACTGGCAAATAAATAGATACGAAGATTTATTTGCTAAAATAGATTACTTAGCTAGAACGTATGAAGTTAATCAAATAGTAGTTGGTGGTGACATTTTTGATAAGATTCCAAGTATGGAAGAATTAGAGCTATTTTTTAATTTTCTATCCTATCCACATGAAAAAGCTTTGATTATATTTTATGATGGAAATCACGAAGCTACTACCAAAGGAAAAACTTTTTTGCATAATTTAGCAGGAATTATTGCTAGAGTGCACAGAAATGCAATGGTATTAGAAAAGCCCTTTACAACTAGGGGTATAGATTTCATACCATACACACACATAAAGAGCTTTAACCCTAAAGATTTCTCTAGTCCTATCTTATGTACACATGTTAGGGGAGAAATACCACCACATGTATCATCAGAGATAGACTTAAAACTATTAGAGCACTGGAAAGTAGTTTTAGCTGGTGATTTACACTCTTATTCTAATTCACAAAGAAATATAATATATCCTGGATCTCCACTAAGTACATCATTTCATAGAAACAAAGTTAATAATGGACTAATAATATTTGATACTGATACACTAGAACATGAATGGATTGATTTAAAATTACCACAGCTATTAAGAAAAACCATAACCAGTCCTGAAGAAGCTATTCAAACTAATTATGATCATACAATATTTGAAATAGTGGGAAATATTAATGAATTAAATAATTTAGTTATAGGCACAAACAATATAGACAAAAAAATAGTATATAAAGAAACAAATAAACAACTAGATCTATCAAATAAAAGTATATCTGAAGAATTAGAAATATATTTAAGAGAGATACAAAAACTATCACAAACTGATATAGCTAATGTATTAAGAGTATTTAATGAGGTATATAATGATAATATTTAAAAAGCTATGTTGGGATTATTGGTTTTCTTATGGTAGTGGAAATGAAATTGACTTAAATTTAAATAATTTAACACAATTAATTGGAGTAAACGGTAGTGGTAAATCATCAATACCTTTAATAATAGAAGAAGTATTATATGGAAAAAATTCAAAAGGCATAAAGAAACAAGACTTACTAAATAGAAAATACCAAAATAAATCTCTATTTGCTAAGTTAGACTTTAATATTGATGAAGATGAGTATAGTGTAGAGCTAAGCAGAAAAACTACCATTAAGTTATCACTATTTAAAAATGGTAATGATATATCCTCACACACATCTAAAAATACATATAAAACTTTAGAAGATATAATAGGATTAGATTTTAAAACATTTTCACAATTATTTTATCAAACCTCTAAATCTAGTATAGAATTTTTAACATCCACTGATACACAAAGAAAAACATTTTTAATATCACTATTTAATTTAGACAAATATCTATCTATATATGAAATATTTAAGGAAAAATATAAAGAAACATCTAAACAAGTATTAAAACTTCAAGGTACTTGTGAAACAATAAATAAATGGATAGAAAATAACAAATCTTATAATGTAGATGAAAAACCACTACTAGAGCAGATTGAATATAATATTCAAGATGACCTACATGCTATTAATAAATTAAGTATAGAACTAGAAAATATAGATAAAACTAATAAAAGTATAAGGGCTAATAATCAATACAAAAAGTTAATAAATCAAATTGATTATGGTCTATTATCTGGCAATTATCAAAATCCTGGTCCAATAGATGAGCTAATAAGAGAGAAGTCAAAATTAGAGACACAAAGGGCACATCAACAAAAAGTAATAAAAACACTTAATTCATTAGATCCTGTTTGTCCTACATGTATGCAACAAGTTGATCTAGAATTAAAGAATAGTATGTTAGAAGGTGCCACTTTTAGATCAGTAGAAATACAATCGTTACTAAACAGACTTGATGAAAAAATAGAAGTTCACAAGCAATTAGATTCTAGATATAAAAGACATATAGAAGCAGTAAATGAATTTGAAAGATTAAATACATTAATAGATAAATCTATGCCATCTATACTACTAGATGAATCAGAATTAAAGGCTAAAATAGCTGAACTTACAAAAAACGTTAGTAGTATTAAAAGTGAGATGGATAAAATAGAAAATGAAAATAATAAAATTAGCGAATATAATATTAGAGTAAAATTAGTTAAACAACAACTGGATGAATATAAAACACAACTTGTATTACAAGAATATGAGTTAAATGAACTTATAAAAAATCTAAACTATTCTGATATATTAAGGCAAAGTTTTAGTACAACTGGATTAGTTAACTATAAGATAGAATTCTTAGTAAAAGATTTAGAGAGTGAGATAAATAATTACCTAGTAGAACTTACAGATGGAAAATTCCAAATTATATTTAGCCTAAAGGATGATAAACTAAATATAAATATTGAGGACAATAATAACATAGTAGAAATAGATAGCTTATCATCTGGTGAGCTATCAAGAGTTAATACTGCTACATTATTAGCTATTAGAAAATTAATGTCCCATTTATCAAAAACAAAAATAAACATATTATTCTTAGATGAAATAATGGGAGTATTAGATAATTTTGGAAAAGATAAGCTAATTGAAATACTAATTAGTGAAACAGAATTAAATACTTTCTTAGTTTCACATGAGTTTACACATCCTCTTTTAGATAAAATAACAATAGTTAAGGAGGATGATATTAGTAGGATAGATAATGGTTGATAGTAGAGAAAAAGGAGCCAGGGCAGAAACTGCCGCAAGGGGACTTCTTATAAGACACACTAATTTAGAATGGGAAAGGGTACCAGCATCTGGTGCATTAAATCCAAAACATAAGTTAAAAGGTGATTTATATGTACCAGATAAGTCTAATATATATGCTGTAGAAGTTAAGCATTATAAAGAAGATCATATAAGCTCTAAAATGTTGACTGATAAGCAACCACAAATAGTTAAATGGTGGGAACAATCAGTAAGGCAAGCAGAACAAATATCAAAAAAACCATTACTGATATTTAAATTTGATAGAAGCAAATTTTTTGTAGCTTTTTTAGAACCTAAGCCCTCTAGTAGCTTAAAATATTTTAAGTATAATAATACTCATAAATTCTATATAGCAAAACTAGAAGAATGGCTAGAAAAAGAAAAGCCTAATTTTATAGGTGAATAATGGGAAAAAGTTTTTCCAACATGTCAAATGAACCTACCAATGGTTCAAACTTAATGATAGTAGATGGTCTTAATTTAGCTTTTAGATTTAAGCACGCTAATAAAAAGGAATTTAGTGTAGAGTATTTTAACTTAATAAGATCGTTACAAAAGTCTTATGACGCATCTAAAGTATTTATACTTGGTGATGGTGGATCACAATATAGAAGGGAAATATACCCCAAGTATAAAGCTAATAGAGATGAACTAAGAGCTAAACAAACCGAAGAGGAAGCTGCAGAGTTTCAAGAATATCTAATAGAGTTTCAAAAGTCACTAGCATTATTGCAAACTAAAGGATATGGTACTCTTATATTTAAAGGTGTAGAAGCAGACGATATAGCTGCGTATTTAACAAAAAAGTTAAAATATAAATATAACCATATATGGTTAATAAGCTCTGATAAGGATTGGGATTTATTAATAGATGATAATGTGTCTAGATTTTCATATAGAACTAGAAAAGAAGTTACTAAAGAAAATTGGAGTGATCATTATATATTTGATAGAGAAGAGTTTATTAGTATTAAAGCACTTATGGGTGATAAAGGAGACAACGTTCCAGGAGTAGAAGGAATTGGTGAAAAGAGAGCTTACTCAATACTTAGAGATTTTGGTCCATCAGCACTGGATATATATGATTCTATACCACTAGATAGACCATTTAAATATGTACAAAACCTTAATGAATTTAAAGAACAATTATTAATAAACTATAAACTAATGGATCTTCTAACATTTTGTGAAGATGCAATAGGCAAAGATAATATATCTATAATAGATAATGTTGTAGAAGGATATGTATGATTATAAATTTTACTGCTGATAATGAAAAATGTGTTCCATATAAAAAACATAATACAGATGCTGGATACGATTTAAAGTCAAATATGGAATTTTTTGATATATATCCTAATGAATTTAAACAAATTAATACTGGCGTAAAAATAGCTATTCCAGAAAATTACATGGGTATGATAGTACCACGTAGTGGACTTGGTAGTAAAGGGCTTGCTCTTAGAAATACAATTGGTATAATAGATTCTGATTATAGAGGTGAAATTATATTAATGGTAACAAACAATAGCAATTCTCCTATACCTATAAATAAGTATGATAGAGTGGCTCAAATAATATTTGTTCCTGTATTGCTGCCAGTATTAAATATGGTTAATGATTTAGATGATACTACTAGAGGGAGTGGTGGTTTTGGACATACAGGACACAATTAATTGGCCTGAGTTAAAATTACCTCCTATAAATTTATGGAATATATGGAATATGCCAGAACCTAAAGACACTGTGAGTACTTCATTTTATAAAGGATATACTAATTGGTCTTGTGAATTTTATCCATGCCATGATATGTCTGATTTTACAAAAGAAGAATTTAATTGCTTGTTTTGTTATTGCCCATTACAATATTTAAATTGTCCTGGTCCTTACAAAGTATTTACTGATAAAAATGGTATTAAAAGAAAAGACTGTACTGATTGTACTTTGCCACATAATACATTTAAAAAATCTTGGAATTTTATACAAGTATGGCTAGAAAAACCAGAGCCTTGGAATGGAGAGTAGTATGCCTAGTGCGAGAGCAGAGATTATAACTAGAAGAACATATAATAGAGAATTTGATGATGTACCTGGTACTTATGAAACTTGGGAACAAACAATAGATAGAGTAATAAACCATCAACGCTGGCTGTGGGAAAGAGCCTTAACACATATGAAAATACCAGGTATGCCGTTACACGACATATCTGATGATATGATTGAGTGGGTTGAACTTAACACAGAACAGGAAATGGAGCTTGAAGAATTAAGATTATTAATGCTAGAAAGGAAAGCTCTACCTAGTGGAAGAACGTTATGGTTAGGTGGAACAGATATTGCTAAGAAAAGAGAATCTAGTCAATTTAATTGCTCTCACGTAAATGTAGAAACTATTTATGATATGGTAGATGCCTTTTGGCTTCTATTACAGGGTTGTGGAGTTGGTGCAACTCCAGAAGTTGGAACATTAACTGGATTTAGAAAACCAATTCCAAATATTGAAATTATTAGATCGATTAGAGGTCCATACGATAAAGGTAGACCCGATAATGAAGAAACGTTTGTAGATGGAGTCTGGACTATATCAATTGGTGATAGCGCTGAAGCTTGGGCAAAAAGCATTGGAAAATTACTTGCGGGTAATTATAAAGCAGAAACTCTAATTATTGACTTTAGTCAAATTAGAGGAGCTGGCGGTAGACTACGTGGGTATGGATGGATTTCTAGTGGTGATGGACCTATATCTATAGCATACCCTGCTATATGCAATATACTAAACAAAAGATCTGGAAGCTTGCTTAGAAAAACTGATATAGTAGAAATATTGAATTGGCTAGGCACAGTGTTGTCATCTAGGCGAAGTGCAGAAATTATGCTAGTTGACTATAATAGTGACGAGTGGTATAAGTTTGCTAAGTTTAAAGAGCATTGTTTTGAAGAAGGCTATAAACATAGGCAGCAATCAAATAACTCGTTAGTATTCTATAGTAAGCCAACTAAGGAAGAGCTGACTAAAGTTTTTAATATGATGATTGAGGCTGGTGGTTCAGAGCCAGGTTTTTATAATGGTCAAACTGCTCTAATGAGAGCACCATGGTTTAAAGGAACTAATCCGTGTGGAGAGATTTTATTGGCCAATAAATCATTCTGTAATTTATCTGAAATAGATGTATCTAAGTTTATAGGAGATTCCGCCGGACTATACAGAACTGCTATACTTATTGCAAGAGCTAATTATAGGCAAACAGTGGTTGACTTTCGTGATGGAATACTGCAGGAATCTTGGCATAAGAACAATGAGTTCTTAAGATTATGTGGTGTTGGAGTAACTGGTATTGCTCAACGAGACGATATGACTGCATATGATTGGCGCAGCTTAAAATATGCTATAGTTTGCTCAGCTAGAGGAATGGCAAAAGAATTAGGATTAGAACATCCTAAAAATGTTACTACTGTAAAGCCAAGTGGTACCCTTTCTAAAATTATGGATACTACTGAAGGCATACATAAACCTGGTGGAAGATATTTATTTAATTGGGTAAACTTTGGTATTCACGATCCTATAGTAGAAAAGCTAAGAGAAGCAAATTATTCATTACTACTTAATCCAGCATCTACTGATGGTATATTAGCTTGCCTTCCGGTAGAGTATGATAATATTCCATTCTCTAGTAAAGAAATTGTTAGAAAGGATGGTAGTAAGGAAATATTAGAAGTTAATGAAGAAAGTGCAATAGATCAATTAGAAAGATATAAAAAGATTCAAGTAAATTACTGTGATCAAAATGTATCTAATACTATATATTATACTCCAGATGAAAAAGAAGATATAGTAGATTGGTTATTAAATAATTGGGATATCTATGTTGGAGTTAGCTTCTTATTTAGAAATGATCCAACAGTAAGTGCAAAAGATTTAGGATATAATTACTTACCTCAAGAGTATGTTACAAAGGATAAGTTTTTTGAGTATGTTCAAAAGTTAAAACCTATAGATTGGTCTGGCACAAATACAGGCGATGAAATTGAAAATGATGAATGTGTCTCTGGAGTTTGTCCTATTAAATAAAGAAAAAGCCCGCATAGTTTTTGCTATGCGGGCTTTTTTTATGCCAAATCTCCTGATAAGTGCCAAGTGTTTGGACTTCCATTTACTATTTTACTAACAACTGCTTCTCCATATCTTGTAGATATAGAAACATAACTACTTTTACTTTCTATAGTATCAGTACCTTGAATTACAAAAGTTACTGTACCAGTACCTCTACGAATTACTCTACAATGAAATCCCTTAGCAATACTTTCTGTAGAAGTCTGTGGTAATGTAACATTTAAATTACTAGAAGAATTAATAATTATAATCTTTCCTGAATCATTGCCTGTTAAAGTATATGCAATGACTTTCTCATCAACTACTTTATGATATGGATATAGTTCTTTATCATTAGTAATATAAACCGAACTTCCTTTTATATTATCACCAGTAGCATCTGCCCAACGAACTATTTCATTAGTATTGGAAGTAGCTGGTCCTAATACATCTCCAGCACCAGTAGCAGCAGCTACTTCTTTCCAAACTGAAGATCCAAGTGTAGAGTCTACACACATGTAAGCTTTATCAGTATTAACATTTACCCATATAGATCCTATAGAATATCCATCTCCAGAATCATCAGAACTTGTTGGAGCAGCTGTAGCTATTAAATTTTGTTTCGCCAGTGTATAGTCAGAATTTGGTATAATTAAATCAACGGTTGAAGAAGCAGGTATATTATCTACATTAAATTTAAGTTTTGAAGTTATATCAGTATTCTTATATACTTCTAAGGAATTAGCATTAAAAATAGAAGAAACAGATAACGGTCCCCAAACACTACCATTCCAATAAAGAAAATCATTGTTATAATTATTAAAACATCTCCAACCTATTTTTGGAGCTATAAATTTCCAACCATTATAATAATAAGCTATATAATTCTCTTTTCCTAACCAATCACCAGTAGCTGTTGCATCTACTATATATACATCACCATCTACAGCACCAGGTGGTGTATTTAATTGGTTTGAAATTACATTTAATTGTACAATAATATCTAAAGTCTCTAAATTATTATTGTATATTATCTCTGCACCAAATTGGTTACTTTCTAATATATCTAAATTTGTATTTACCGTTTTTGCCATTTATTTACTCCTGCATCATATAGCCCTATTATTTTACTAAAATTACCCCCGCCCTCTAAATATAAGTCTTTATTAAAATACATTAAATTTTGTAATGCATGTTTATTATCTGGATGTGTAGAAGTAAATAATTTTGTAGTTCCAGCAATAAGTGGCCTAGCCCAGACATTCCAAGCGCCACCAGCAGAAGATTTTTCATAGGTGCCATCTAATGTTTTAGCAAAAAAAGAAACTTTTGCTAAATTATAATCTCTAGATACACAAACAAACATCCATTTACCATATTGTATATCAATATCAAATACATTAGTTTGAGTCATATCTCTTATCATTAATTTATCATTTCCCCAACCATTATCAGTAGAAAAAACTATAGAATCACCATCATAAGGAGGAAATGGAATGTCATATATATTAGTTTGTAATATATAAGATTCTTGCCAAATTACATCAACATCTATTTTTAACCATGCAGCTATTGTCCAACTAGTTGTAGTATCACTTATATCAAAGGTTAATTCTTCAAATCTTTTTGGATATAAGGAATTCAATCCATACATGCCATTAGTTTTGCTTATAACTCCAGTACCATTATAATTATTATAAGTTATATTACTTGTTCCATACGTTGGAGCACTAATTAATTGATTTACATTTGAAGACTCTAAAAAGTAGACCAAAGAATTATTACTAATTGCTTGTAAAAATGCAACGTTTAAATCTGGAGAATAACTAATTTCATCAATTACATCATGGTTGTACTCTAAGAATGTTGCCTTTCTTTGAATTTTAAAAATAATAGTATCTAAATTAACATCAAACCCATCAGTAGCTATATCAGCTGCTAAATATGTATAAGAATCAGTGATTACATTTGTAGCTGTACGTATTAAATTATTATTAACATCATATATTTTTACTGTATATTCTTTTGGATCTATTAAATCTGGATCCATTAATAATTGTTTAGGTTTATTTCTTTCTCTACTCATCCAACTAACTAATATATCTCCACTATCTAAAGATGTACTTAAGTGAGCTACATTATAAGGTTTAAACCAGTTACACTGTAAAGTAAATGGCTTAATTTGAGCAGAATTTAATGGTTGATTCAAAGATACTAGTTTGTAGTCTACTGTCTTATTATAATAGGTGGTGGAAACTGGTAACATAGTAGTGCCTTCTGGCAATAAAATAACCGTATCACCAACCGAAATAGGTAAAGTATAATTAGAATTATATATACCCCTATTAAGATTTGAAAAAGTAATAATTTGACTATTATTTGGGTCTTTTTCTAAATTTTGATACTGAATAAATTCTATAGTATCAGAAGATTTTTTAAGTACTGCTAATAAATTTCCTTCCCTATAATAATAATCGTCGTCTGATACCATATAAAAATCACTAGCACTATTTCTGTATATAGTTATATTATTGTTTGTATCCTTAAAACTATTGCTAATTGGAACATTTGTACAATTAAAAACAGTGCCTACAGGAGCAGACATTGGCCCAACAGAAGTCATTAGCCCAAAAGATAATCTATCATAGCTAACATATAATCCGGCTCCCCTCCAAAAACTACTATTAGAATAGTGTGTACAATAAATTCTAGGGTCTAAATAGTCTATGTTTGTGTATTTATTATAAAGTGGATAAGTATCTAAAAGTATAGATTCTGTTTCTGCTATAGGTACTAATGTATTTACTTTTGTTTCTAAAGCACCATCATTTATAAGGCCTTCTAGGTTTCTTGCGTCTTCTTCAATTGCTTTTACTTCTAAATATGATGTAGAAATAGCTGTAATTTCTGCTACTTTAACAACTAAGTACTCATTTGTATTTTGAGAAGCTCCTACTGGCAATAATAATAAATCACCTGGCTCTATATAAGAATATTTTTTTGGAAGTCTAAAATCATATTCCTTAGTTGATCTCCATATATCAAATAATATTCTAAATGAGTTTGAATATGCCTCTGTAGTTCTTAAAGACATTGGGCATTTAATACTAGTTTTAATTTGTGTATTAAAATCAATATTTCTTATAGCAATAACATTAGCAAGTGAAAAACCATTTTCAACTGAAACATAAGTATAAGTTAATGATTGTGGTAATTCAATATCTTCTCTTAATGTAATTTTATATCTTTCTGTATAATTTTCCCCAAGTTCTTTAACACCTAATTCACTTACATTTATTGTAGTGATAAGATTATTATCTATATTTTCTTTTCTTGTTCTATATTTAATTTTCCAATCACTTTCGAACGCATCAATAAAATAATGCATTAATAAGCTTTCTAAGGCATCAACTAATTTTATATCATCAGATATATTATAACCATATACCTTAGTATTATATGCAGGATCAGATATATCTAAAAGTGATAGATCTATATTGGCCTTTTCGGATATATCTTCTACTATCTCTCCTAGTAGTGCCTCTAAAGAAGTTATTTGCCTTTGTATATAATATACACCACCAGTTAAAAAGCACCCTATAAAATCAGTACCGTAAGGAAAAACATTTTGTAATGTTGTTCCTGCAAATAATTCTTGTGTTTCTCCACCAAATAATAAATCATATGAATAAATATATGCATTATTTTTTGAATAATATATTTTTTGTAATCCTCTATCCCAGTAAGCTGTACTTGGTATTAATACATTATTTGATTGTTCTAAAAATGCTTGATTATTTATTTCTACTTTGTTATTATCTATATCTGCTCCATAATAACCATTTGGATCTGTATTTGGATCTGCAAATTTTCTTGTTATTATAGAAAATTGATTTACTGCTTGTGGTACATATGTACTATCATTATAATATTCCAATGGTTTTGATTTTCTAATTAACCAATTTCCTTTATAAGTTATAAAACCTGGATATATACCAAGATTATTACCACCAAATGGTAAATTTTGTTTATATGGGTATTTTCTATATACTTTTTGGTAGCTAGGGCCAAATGGTGGATTATCCCAATTAATAGATAGTAGTTCTGCTCCATTAGTAAATCTTAACCAATAAGTAATATTTACAACATTATTTGTTCTATAATCAGCATCTTCAATGTAAGATACAAATACTGCTCTTCTATCTAATATTAACATATTAGCATCATAAGGCGGTCCAATTGATGGTGAAGCTGGATCTGCATCCCATTGTGATATTTTTGGACCAAGTATTGCAGGATACTTAATAGTACTAGAATTTCCTGTACTAGTACCTTGAAGAGAATCATCAACGCAACTATAAGTATTTATAGTTTCGTTTATTTCTACAGATACGAAACATGCTTTATCTTGCTCTAATTCATCTAGTATTGAATGTGTATAATTTTCATGTTTAATTTGTGCACTTTCCCAATTAGTAGTAAAAGTACTGTGAACTTCAATAATTTTGTATAAATAACTTGTTACTGTATATGACCCGTATGGATTTAAAGCACAATCAATATCTTTGGTACTCTTCCCCCTAGGAAATCCTAATAAATGTACATAAAATGATTCGGCTGCTGGAACTCCAGAAGAGATTATTAATTGAGTAGTACCTCCACCACCTTCAGGGTTATATGAAGAATAAGTCTCTATAGAATCTTTTGAAAAGCCATAATTATCAATTCTAGTAGGATCTAATTGTGGCCAAGCAAATGCAGTATCAATTCTTGTACTTAGAAAAACAGATGTACCATCAATATTTCTTACACCATTAAAAGAATTATTATAAATTCCAGAAAAATATGGATAAATAAATGAACCGCTACCATATAGATCAGGCAATTCAACAGAACCAATTCTACTATTATTAATTAAATTATATGCATAAAATCCATACCTCCAATACACAGCTTGTTTATATTGCCAAGCATTATTATTAGTAAATACAATAGCTGGTACATATCTATACTTATTACCCATATAACTTACTTTTAAATATACATAATGTGTTGTAAATGGATTATTTGCAGTATATTCAAGTGATTGATAAGATACTCTAGGGGCATAAAATTTAGTTATTTGGCTTGTAGGTACATCTAGCCTAGCATATGCTAAGCCATTAGAATTAGAAACAGGAAATATATAAGAGTCTTGCATTCCTGGAAGGGGTAAAAAGCTAAATTTATGATTTGTATTCCAAGCGCCTGTAGGATCTGGTGGATGGTCATTACCATAGTCTTGATATATAGCATCTATTTGAGGATATTTATAAACCTTACTACTAGGATTTCCTTTTCCTACAACCTCAAATTCTATAGATTGTGGTACTCTTCTACCAAACGGGTCTAATTGAAATCTGTCAAATACTACATATGCTAAACCTCTATGTGCGGATACTACATCATACCCTAAATGTGCTTGTAATAATGGTGCTGGAAGTTGAGTTTCGTCACCAGGATATATAGTAAAGGATAACCAACCTACCTGTTTTGGAACAGAGTCAATATTATATATTAATTCTTTATTTGCCCATATTTTTCTTATTTCTAATATTGGACCTTCACAAATACCTACTGCCATATCACAATCGTAAGTATAAGTTACCTCTGTATGAGTTGTTTTTTCTCCACCACCTTTACCACCCTCCTCCATCTCTGTTTCTGTAGAGTGTGTAGTTTCTCTAAGATCTGAACACCAAAATACTGTTCCTGATACTCTAGTAGTACCATAAGTTAAATTTATTACATTATTTTGAATATCTTTAATTGCAGGCTTTAAATTATCTAACCTTGGTCCATAGCTAATAGTATCTTTAGGCTTTGGTGCAAATAGCAACATTAATGCCAAGTTAAAAATTATACCAAATATCATTTGGCCCATACCACCGCCCATTGCCATGATACTATATCTCCTCTTTATACCTAAAAACTTTTGTAATTAAGTTAAACCAATACTCATCTAAATCATGTTCTACAACTTTTCCTACTAAATTACTAGAATGTATTATTGATTTTCCTGTATATATTGCTAAATGTTGTGATCTATCTTTTGATATTAAAAGTATATCTCCAGGCTCTAAGTCGAGACCAGGCCAAGTAATTTCATAACAATACTTAGAAAGAACTTCTATAATTTCTCCACCTAATCCATGCCTTTTATAATTTTTATTGTCTATATCAACAAAATCAATATTTTTTAATGGTGTTACAATTATACCAATACAATCTAATCCATTTTTATCTCTTCCTTGATGTTTAAAAGGAACTCCAATATATTTTCTAGCTTCTTCTAAATATTTTTGAACTAATTCTTCTTTTTTCATGGTACTGGATTCAATACTATTGCATTATTATTCTGTGGATTTTCCTCAGATGATTTTTCAGCGACAAATCCTGATAATAAGACATCCTCGTTTGGAAGATAGGGCTCACCCCTAAAGTTTATAACATTATTAAATTTAACTTTACAATGACCACTAGCAGTGGTATTATAAACTCTCGTAAATTGCATAGATGGTGGTTGTGAACCCGACGACGTAGTAGATACTGAAATACTAGATGATGCAATAACATCATCTTTTGTTATTAATAAGTGATTACATCCCGGTGTCATTTTAAATGTATCACCGTCTTGTATATCATAAGGCATTGGTAAAGCTAACTCTATATTTCCGCCAGTACTAGAATAAATTATTTCTGTTTGTAATCCAGTGTTAGCTCCAGTTAACCAAGTTATATTGCCATATTGATAATAGTTAGATACATTTCCAGATGCAGCAACATCATTAGATAGAAATTTATACCTACTTGCAGTATCTTGTGCTAATATAATACCTAAAGGTATATAAACTAAATTATTATTTCTATATGCACTAGTTATGATATTTATTACTGTGTACCAAGTATATCCATTTATAGATCTACTAATGTCTACTTTACTAATATTATTATTATTATAACTATAATTATCTTCAATAGCTATATATCCAACACTAACTGCTTGCCCAAAATCAACTACTAATGATGTAGTAGTATAATTAGTTGTATTTAAGCATACAAAAGTTGTTGAATCGCCATCTATTAAATTACTTAATGGTCTGCTAATATTATCAGAACATTTAAGATCATCAGTTCCTGTTTGTGTAATTCCTATAGGAGTTATTTCATTTCCTACCCTATCAAAAAATTTAATATTTTTTACTTGTACTTCTTGAGCTATTGTAGTAGTAAGTGTTAATAATAAATGAGATCCAAGTATTGTTGCAGAGTTAGTTATTTGGTTAACTGCTCCATATAAAGTATAACTACTTAAATCTATTCCACATTTACTATCACCCAATCTAGCTCTACATATTTTTCCATAGTAATTAGCATAAAGAGTATCATATCTTTTTGACATACCCCTTATTTCCATTTTAAAAGTATCATCTGTTAATTCAATTTCACCTACAGTACCAAAAAGTATTTTATTTTTACCAGCAGCTAAATTTTTATAATCTACAGAAAATACCCAAACTAATGCTCCATAAAACAAGTTTTTTATAATATCAAAGTCATATATATTTAAAAAATCTACTGCTCCTTCTATCTCCATATTTTCAATTTGTAATCCTAAAGCTGAACTATACGCAGTAGGATTAAATGCATATGAAGACTTATATATTTCATTATCAATTACTAAATCTTTATCAAGACTTGTAAAAGTATAAGTTGTACCATCTAGTCTTTGTATTTTTATACAATTAGTTATTGTTGTTACCCTTGTATCATATGAATTTTTTAAATCTTGTGAAAATGTTTTCATTCTAATCTTACCTCTATAAGTGGTATATTAGTAGAACCATGTTCAAAAAAGTCTAATGATATTTGTAACTCATCAACATCAAATCTACATGGTAAATCGAATTCTCCACCCCAAGTAAGTACATCTCCAACACTTGGAATAGTTGTAAATGTTACTATTCCAGTAGTTGTATCAACTACATAATCTACATTTATAGTTTTTATATTATTGTTGATTGCTACAATAACTGTATTGGGAACTGGTTTTTTTATAATGTATTCCAAAGTTAAGCTAGATATACCATAAAGCTCATATCTTTTTATTAGTTGAAATTCTGACTCTACTCCATCACCAACACCAAATACTTGGTCATAAGGAGTAATATTATCCTCAACATCACAACTTTTATAATCTAACCAATTTTTATATCTAAACTGATGTGCTCTGCCTCTACATAAATGGAAAAATCTTATTAAATCTGAGAGTTCGCTCATAGAGCGAACTCCCATTGCAACATTAAATTCGTGCCTAGAATTTTCCCAATTAATATTAGCATACTCTTGTCCAGAATCAGATATAACTAAAGTCGTATTATATTTGGGCCCACCAACAGATCCATAGGATATATTATCTGGAAATCTTGGACTTTCAATAAATGCCATATTTAATACCTCGTTAACATATTTCTTCTAGTACGATCTACTTGATAAGCTATTTGCATAGCACTTCTTCTAAGCCCTTTTTCTGTGCCTTCTACACCATTTATAACTATATTTATGGGCCTTTTATCATTTTGACTATCTTCTTTTTCTTCTTTTGTAAGGGTAACAGGTATAGATCTATTGTCTGGTAGTGGAACTATGGCCTCTCTATTCCTACCTTCTCCTATCATAGCCAATTCTGGACCTGTAGTAATAGCTCCGTCTGCATATCCTCTTACTAACCCAGAAACTATTCCTCCTTTTTCAAAACCCATGCCGCCACCCATGCCGCCACCCATGCCGCCACCCATGCCGCCACCCATGCCGCCACCTTGGCCGCAAGCACATTGTGCTATTTGCATTAAATACTGAGTATGTAATCCAGCATGTAATCCTAGTAATTGTAGTTGACCAAGCATCATAGTTAATAGCATTATATCTTGCATATGTGACATCATATATATTGCTATCCAAGTCTGAAACTGCTTATCCATCTTTTCCATATGCTCTATTTGAAATGCTATATCATTGATTTTTATCTCTATAATATTATCTTTAATTTCTGTTAGTAACTTTTCTGATAAATCTTTTAGCTCTTCGGTTTCATCTTTAACATCTTCGATAGCATCTTCAGATCCGCCACCAGAAGACCCTAAAGCAGCATCAGTAGATGATGATCCTGCATTTTGTTTAGCTTGTTGTCCAGCTGGGCTACCACCACCAAGTCCCCCCATCAACATAGGTAGCATACTCATAAACATATTAGATATACCTAGTCCACCACCTAATCCACCAATACCACCAAATTGCATTTGTGGTGTTTGTGCGGCTTGAGAATATCCCATACCAGTACCCATTTGCATTTGTGGTGCTGCCATATTACTAAGACCTTGCCCAATGGACGATATACCTTGTGTTAATGCGCTAGATGGACCTAATAAACTACCCATTCCCAGGAAATTAAGCATAGAACCTTGTGGCATAGCTAAAGGAGTTGACCCACTAAATATATCACTACTACCTATTGCTTGGGTTGGCATAGTTGGAGTAGTTCCAAACATACTCATAAAAGAATTGGCTAACCCACCTAATCCAAATGATGGTGAATCCCCAAATGCAGAGGTGTATCCTGGTGCTCCACCAAAAATATCTGGCTTAGAAGAAAATAATGATTCTAGTTGGCCACCTAGTCCTGTATCTGCACCAAATAAATCTGGTCTTTGATCAAATAAACCTTCTAATCCCATAGAGACATTAGAATACTGTTGCTGAGTCATACCAAACATATTACTTAATTGGTTTCCTAATCCACCAAAGCCTTGTTGTGCATTACCAGTACCAGTTTTACTATTTATTTGCTGTAAAACAATTAACATCTCTCTAAATGTTTGGCTATCCTGATCCATTCTAGTTACAATTTGGGTATGTTGAGTTTTGTCCTCTTGACCCATTTTTAATAATTCTTCTTTTAAAGCTTCCTTAGGATCTTCAACACCCAATGCTTTTCCTACTGTAGCATATATCAAACTTTTAATATCTTCTTTTAGCCATTCTTTAGCTAACTCAAACATAGTTTGTTTTATTGCATCTTTTGCAGCAGTAAGGGCATCTTCTCCATTGGCTATTGCTTCAACAAAAGCATCAACACCACTATCTATTGCTCCCTCAAAAGCATCTAGTAAACGATCTACAGGAGTTGTAATTTCACCTAAGAATTTATCCCAGCGAAGTAGAAACTCTACTTTAGCTGTTTGCATAAATTCTTCAGTGCCCTGAATACCAGATCCTTCTTTAAAGGTTGGTATCATAGCGCGCTTTCTTAATTCATGTTGTTTTAAAGCTATGTCATATAACTTTTGCTCATATTCTAAACGCATAGTTATATATTCAATATCAAGATTATTCATTTCTTGACGCTTATTAGCAACTTCTAAACGTGCTTCTTCGGCAGCTTTAATTTCTCCATCTTTTTCTAATCCGGCAGCTTTTACTTCAAGTGCATGAGCTTCAGCTTCCATTACAGCTCTTTTCATTGGTACTAATGCAGCTTGCATACTTAGCTCTCTTCCAAGTATAGCTATTCTCTTACTTCCAAGTGCAACTGCCTCTCTTGCGCCAGTTAGCTCCCACTCCATTCTAGATTCTACCGCGTCACCAAGTTCTTTCTCTAAAGCTAAAAACATTGAAGCACGTTCTAATTTCTTCTTAGCAATGCTTGCTTCAAGATTAGCCATTTTCTCTGCTTGCTTTTGAGCTTTATCTGCTGCTGATTCGCCTGCTCTTCCGGCTGCTGAATCTACTTTTCCTAAAGCACCACCTCTTTGTTTTCCTAATTCCGCTTTAGCATCTTTCGCTGCTTGTATCTCTCCTCTAAGCTTAGCTAATCCGCCCTCTAATTCACCTGTTGCTTTAACTCTGTTAGATTCGGCTACTGCTGCATTATATTCCCACTTTGCTGCATTTATCTCATTTAAAACAAATAATAAATCATTAGCAGCAATAGCTTCTAAATATGTAGCATCTATAGATGCTTGCTGAGCTATTAAAGCACTTTCTCTTTGCTCTAATTGTTGTATTTGTAAATCCAATAGTTTTTCTTCAGCATCATATTGAATATTTAAAGCTTTTTTCTTTTCTTCAAAATTCTTAGAATCTACTAAGCCAACATTTCTTTTAGCTGTTGCTAAAGCTTGCTCTGCAATTATTATCTCACTACTTAACTTAGCTTGTGTTTTAATATTTTCTAGTGCTTCATTAGCTATTCTACTTAATATTTCCTGTGCTTTTGCTTGAGTGTTAAAGGACTCTTCCGTTATATTTAGTATTCCTAATAATTCTGGAGCTTTTTGCAATAATTCCTTATATGGATTTATATCTGGAACATCTCTTACTTCACTTAAAGATAATTTTATTTTATTTACTGTTTCTAATACTTGTTGATTATACTTATCAAAACCTTCTGTGGTACCTTTTATTAAGCTGTCTTGTGCCTTTAATAATTCAGTTACTCCTGATTTTGCTGCGGCTAAATAGCTAGTATATGCTGCTTCACTACTTTTTAGGGCTCTAGTTACATCTTCTACAGATACACCCAATGTTTTAGCATATACAGCTACCTTATTTGTATATTCTTGTGACATATAAGTTACTGACATCAACTCTTGTCTAAATTCAGCAAATCCTTTCATTTGTAAAGCTTTAGTTATTTCAGGCAGTTTACTTTGTATTCTATTAATTTCTGCTTCTATACCATCAAATCCCATATCTTTATATATTGGGCTTAATTGCATTAAACTTCGTAATCTATTTCTAAATCCATTCGAAAATTCTATAGCGCCTTTTTCACCTATTTTTGCTATATCATATTTTGTTGGGTCAAATGCTTCTTTTATTAAATCACTCATAGCAGATGAAGCCCCAGCCCCCGAAATTAATTTTTCTGGTGTAATGAGACCATACATTCTTTTAGCTTCTATTTCTATTTTACCACCAGCTTCTACTATTGCTGATTCAAATTCTAATATATGCTTTCTAACTGCTTGTACACCTTCTGTTGCTTCGTCCGTTATAGTAGCCCAAAATCTAGATAAAAATCCCTCCTTGCCAGCTTTAGCCATTTCTTGCAAAACTTTTACAAATTCTTTGGCGTGTAAAGATAGTGTATCAAATATTGCAGCTCTTCTACCAAGAAGTTCTAGTTGAGTATCTACATTATAAGTTTCAGCTCTAGCTTTTTGTAAATCTTGTTGATATTGAAATATAGATGCTCTAGTTGTTTTGAATTCTTCTGTTAATTTATTTACCTTATCTATAGATTCAGTCATTTTAGAATTAGTTATGCCTAACCATTCACTTAAAACTTTTAATCCTTCCCAAGCTAAAGTTACTACCATTATAAAGTTAAATATTCCACCTACAATATTTCCTAATAACGCTATACCACCAGCAATCTTTCCAAAAACTTTTCCTATTCCAACACCAAAAGATAAAAAGTTAGTATTTGATTTATCTATGACTATACCAAGTTCTGCTAATTTATTTCTTATTACTTCTACAGATTGCGCATGTGATAAATTATTTAAACTACCTTCTGCCATTGCTTGCATTGATGTAGTAACTGCAACTCTTAAAGTCTGGTATCCTAGAGCAGCATTATTTGTAGCTGTTCTAAGAGCCATCATCATATTTGTTGTAGAAATACCAGAAGCATTAAGAGCTAATTGAGCATTTTTAAATGCTGTAGCATGAGTAACACCTTTTTGTAATTCTTTATTGTAAACATCTATTATTTGTTGTAACTGTTGATATTGCTGTACTGTAACATCTGCTCCGCCTAGGGTTCCTAGTACTTGTTTATTATTCAGTGCCACACCTTTAGTAGCTTCTTTTAATACATTATAAGACTTTGCTAAAGTTAAAAATTCTTTTTGTAGTGGGGATTTTATGCTATCTACTGTTACTTTTGCAATATCTCCACCATGCTTCTTGGATTCTTTTGCTATCTGTGAATATAGTGATCTCCAAAACTCTCTTGCTATTTGTTCTGGATTCATTTTATTTTGTATAGCTTTTTCTATTCTTGGAAGTTTAGATTTTATATCTAATTCACCTAAAACTCCTTTAGCATTTGTAGATTTTAATTGTGTGGCTACTTCTAGCGCTTTTTGTTTCTTTAGTAAATTATCTATAGCCTCTGCTTGAGCTTTATACGATGCTATTGCTGAAGCGGCAGATTTTCTAGAAGATTCAATCATTGCATTACCAAGTTTAAATATTTCTGGTATTGCTCTCTGTGCTACAGCTTTTGCAAATGCTAAAATTGCTAGTACCATTAAATTAGTATTTTCTGATAAAGCTCCAAAAAAGCTGCCCAACGGTATAGATACAAATTGTAATATTTTTTTCGTTAATTCATCAAATGTAGCAGCCATTTTATCATATGGATTTACATCTAATTTTAGTTCTCCATATTTTTTTGTACCTTGCTCAATAGCTTGATTAATTATAGCTTGTTGTCTTTCAAAAGTACTTAAATCTTTAACTGTTTTTCCAAGTGTAGCAGCATACTTCTTAGTAGCTTCTTCAACTCTAAGAATAATACCAAATTCGTCGGCTAGCTCTGGTTCACCTTTAATTACAGCTTGTGTTAATCTTGTAACAGCTTCTGGCACAGATCTTCCTAATGCTTTAGCTGCTTTAGTTGCAACATCGGTTATTTGTTGTAATTGTGTTGATGTTGCACCACCACGCAAACCTAATGTAGCAGTTTGCATAGCTTCTTTCATACTAATAGCACCGCCTGTAACTTCTTTTAATGATTTAGCTACAAGATTGAAATTAGTACCAGAAGCTACGCTAAGTTGTCTAGAAGCTTGCTCCATTATCTTTAGATCAGCATTTGATTTTAAAACGTTAAATGCTGAACTTAATGCAAATACATTAGCGGCTACGGTAGCATAAACGTGCACAAGTCCACCTAATCCTTGCGCTTGTTTAGCGAAGGCTTTAGTGGTATTGCTAGTTATATTAGCAGTTCCCTTCATATTTCTATCAAGTTCACCACTAGTTTTCTGAGTTCTTTTAATGCCAGAATCTAGCTTGTCAAACCCAGCTATAGCTTTATCTAATCCTAATGCCTTAACTAGGATTACTACCTCTCGTTCTGTTAGTTTTGCCACTTGTCTTTGTCCTCGATTCTGCTTTAATTTTCTTATTTACATAAGCAGTTTGTTCTGCTATGATTGTTTGTAATAGTTCGAAATATAGCAGCCAATCAGATTTTGGAACATCAAATATTTCAAATACTATAGATAAGTTTGATAAGTCCTTACCCAGGTATCCACCCATGGAGCTCCAATCATCTTTTAAATACATGAATATTTCCATTGCATCTTGGGCTTGATGTGTGAGTTCATGAAATGCTGGTGGAATTTCGTTAGGATCGGCTTCAGACCCTAACGATTCACACATTTCTAAATATTTGTCTTGAGTCATTCCTATATTGGAATTCTTCAAATATTTGATTATTTTTTCCTTTTCTTTACTTAGCTGCTCTTGTTGAAATTTGCTACATCACCTACTACAGAAGAAATCCAGCTATCAAAATTTGTAGAGTTTCTCATTAGAGTGATAGCATTATCAATAGTAAATTCTAGTTCTGCATCTTCAGATTCAACTACTTCTAAATCTACAGGTAATAATTCTGGTAAGTACTTATATTTTAATCCTACCCAACCTTTAATAAGCTCTTCTACATACATTTCTAAAAATTTTGCATTGTCTATAGTTTCTTCTGGCTGATGAGTTTTTTTACTAAATTTTTGAGTAGTTGCTCTATCAGCTAGTTTTCTTAATTTTTCTCTTGGAATATATTGTAGTTCTACAATAAAGCCCTCTAACTCCGGATGTTCTACTTTAATTGTTTTTGTGCTTGATATTAAATTTTTAAGATCCATTTATATTTCTCCTTATATAAATACAATAATTACTTCTTCTTCATATATGATTGCTTGCGTTTCTATAGTTGGAATATTACCAACGGCTTCTAAATGTCCTGTTTGTACAGGACCAGTAATGTATATTATTGGCGCTTCTCTATCAAAATCATAAGAATTATTGTATATACTTAACATATCTGAGCTTGTTAATCTACTATTATGTAGACTAAAGCTGCTTAGATATCCATTCCAATAATATGTACTACCATCTTTCATTCCTCTACAAATTCCTAATGGCTGTAATGAAGATGGCCAGCTTGAATGACTACCATTATTAGTTACTACACTACCATTCTTATATGTACTAATTGTATTATTTGTGGTATCCCAAGTTATACCTATATGTGTCCATTCATTATCATTTACAGTAACTTGCCAATTGGAATTAGAGCCAGAAGCAAATGGCATTACCAACCAAGATGTATTATTTTCTCTATAAAACCTAAAATAATTTATATTATTTCCCTGGTTAAATGTGTAATTAAAGTGGAAACATATATCATAATTTTGTTGGCCTACTGGGTAAACCCATAAAGATATTGCTCCTTTGGATGGAAATCCTAAAGAATAACCATAAATTGCATGTTCTAATGATGCTCTTGAAAAATATATTGATTTCTTATTTGCATGTGGACCATTTTGATATAGTGTTGGAGTATTATACAAAACAGCATCTCTTCCATATCCACTATAATCTAATAAATCTGAGCCACTTTGTTCATTAAATTTATAATATAGTTCTAAACTTCTATCTTTGGTATATATATTTAAAGTGCCTTTACTTGGCTTTATTGACTTTCCTTCCTTTACCACCGGTATATTTGTATTTGATACATATAACGATCCATTTAATACTCTTATTAATCTAGCTGTATTTATTATTAATGGGTACTTTTCTGTAATTAGCAAAGTACCAGTATTTATGCTATATTTTTTATTAATACTAACATTATATTTTCTTATTGTTATATTTTCTACTTGTGGTAATATTCTTTTACCTATAATTATAACACTAGAAGTAGAACTAATAGACACACTATTATTAGTAGGTACAATAATACTGCTTGTATGAATTTCAGGTAATGCATATTTTCTACAAAATAAATATGTGTGCTGTGGATTTATTTGTATAGTAGTAGTTCCTATTAGACTACCACTTCTTAAAGTTATAGATGTAGAAACAGGATTAAGAGATACACCAATAAATATAGTAGGTATTTTTCCCGAAATATTATAACTTTTAGATATTGGAGTATTTTCTATATTAAAACCTGGTCCACAACCAGATAAATAATAAAGGGATTTTATATGATTATCACTAAGAACATAATTAAATACAGATATTTCAGAAATATCCATATTATTATAATGTGTAATTGGTTGATACCAGTTAGGGGTATAATAATTTATATATATTGCTCTAGTACCTGCATAATTAGATATATCGGTACTTGTAATACTAGCAACAAGTACTCCATCTTTATACATCTTTCCAATACCATTTACTTTATCATATGTTACTGCTAAAAAATGCCATTTATTTAAATCTAAATTCCAAGGACCTATACTAACTATCCAATAATATGGTGGTATTCCAGAAAGAGTAAATATTCCACCCACACCAGCAAAAAAATCACCATTAGCATCTCTATATAAGGGTACAGAGTGTTCATCCCAATAATCACCAGTTAATATAGCACTAATTCCGTCTTGTATATCTTCATTTATTTTTACCCAAAAAGCCCAACTATTATTATTATCACATTTTATATTGTTTAAATCTTGATTAGCATATTGTTGATTACTACTGGCAGTAGTAAATTTAAATGCTTTTGAAGTCTCATCATTACATAGTGGTCCAGATAGTCCATTTAAAGGACTATTAAATACAGTTATATGTTTGTCACTAATTTGATCCCTTATTTCAGTATTGCCATTATCATTACATCTCCAATGTGATACAGCTCCATATAATTTTACGGCATCTTTATATTTACTGCTATATCCTTTATATGTTTGTATATAATCATTATATTCTGTATATGTAACATATAGTGGGTTAGTTATATATTTTATATCTAAATCATCATTAGCACCATATACTGATTCTGCACTTGTAAATTCAATATTTACATTTAGTACATCTTCAAAATCTAAATTAGGAACATTAATATATGCGTGTGGTAATGTTATAAGAATACTATTATTCCTGTCCTCTGCAATATATTCAATTTTATATTTTCTATTTACCTGTGTTAAATCTTCATTTATAGAATCTAAAAAGTCTCTAGAATGTTTAAACTTACCAGATAGGTATGATTTAAAAGACCCAGATACTGCTCTTCCCCCAACTATTAAATCTTTTACTGTTCCAACTACTACTTTAATATTCTTATCATACACCGGCATCAATGTATTTTGAATTTTTATAACACTTTCAGTTATTGGAAAATTATATATTTTATTATCTTTAGAATCAGTAATATTTAATTTAGTAAATTTATTTCTTATATAATTATCTACATTTGTATAATCTTTTATATTTGTAAAAATTATTTCGTCTGATTTATAAGCTTCTAATGATATAGCTTGTGCCGTCCATTTACCAATTAATATATAATTTATATCAAAAGATAATTCAACAGAATCTACATATACTTTATTTACTTTATATATAGCTGTAGTAGTTTTTATAAAAAAGTATAATGGTAAAAGTCTATTAACTCTTCCAAAATTTACTTTATAATAATCTTTACCTCTATATCCTGGTATACCACCCAAAGAATCCCAAAATAGTTTCTCAGGTGCAGTATGCCCAATTAGTCCATCTAATAGTGCAGGCTTTAAATATGTTAAAAATCCCAATGAAACTGGCGATATTTGATCTACGCCTGCCCTTGGTAACATTTCTGGATCTTCACCTATTATCTTTCTATAAACTTGTAAAAGATTTGCCTGTATTTTTAACTCAAATTCTGGTAATACTGCTATCTTACAAACACCATCAGTGCTATCTACAGTATTTACATATAATTCTATTTCTCTTTTTAAGCTATATGACATTTTTAGATCCAGAAAAAAGGGAGTACCAAGAATATACTCGGTACTCCCTTAGATTAGTTATTATTGAGCATAATAACGAACTACTAATTCGTCATTAATATCAATCAACTCACCAAGAGCGGTGAAATTAATCTCAGTTGAGAGTACGTCTTCAACATTAACTGAAGGAATAACCAAGTGAGCGTGATTCATGATAAAATCTACTCTTGGTGTATTCGATCCACCACCCATACTAATTGTCATTTCAAATTCTTGAGTTACAGTATTTGTATCTGCAAGAAGGTCTGTTAATAGACCACCAGTATTGTTTGAACCAGTATTTAAGTATGCTGTTAATGTACCATCTACAGCACGAGTACCAGTGAAGCTACCAATTGGAACATTAACTTTTCCTAGCTCTTCTGGAGTTAAATAAGTTACATTATTTTCAATAGTTAGTGATCCACCAGTAATTGGCATATTATAAATCTTTGGTGTTCCTGTACCTGCTACAGCTGCATCAATTGCAGTATAATTACTATCTAAAGTAGCAAATAGTGGTGTTCCACCATCAGTAATACTAATAGATGTAGTAGAGCCAGACTTAGAACTTACTACACGTAAATTACCGTCTTTAATATATGCTACTGCTCCACTTAATTGATAGTTAATTTCTCCAATAACAGTTTCTACAGTCTTACCAGTTGCTCCGGCTACAGTGATTGTTTGTGCACTTCCACCATCTACAGCAATTGTAGCAGTATATGATGTTAAATTAACTAAATCAGCAGCTACTGTTGGGTCTAAAGAATCATTATAATCTACTTGTTGATAACCAGAAGTTGTTCCAGTTGTCTTTTTAAGTGAGATTGATGATAGCTTATTCTTAATGAACTTAGCATTTGAAGGAGCAGCGGTATAGTCTACACCAGCTACCCAAGCAGTTGTATTAACTTCATCAATTGTAGAACCCATGCATGTCCAAGTTGCCATTGCAATATCTTCAATACTGAAATCAATTTCTACCGATCCTACTGCTACTTCATTTACTCTATATGTTGTATTATCTAATTTGAAAAATACATATAGCTTTAATAGTTCATGTACATCAGAACCCTTAAAGTTTACTTCCATATAGTTAGTACCTGGTTTAGCATAAGTTCCTGCTGGTCCTGGGCCAACTAAAGCTTCCCAAAGCATTCTCTCTAAACCATTATGGTTACTTGTAGCATAAAATGGTCTAACATATGTTGGAATTTCTAATTCTGCTGGATTTAGTGCAGTATTAAAAATCTTTTGGCCACGTACTGGTTTTTGTCCAGCTTCATTTAATGTAATTGTTTGTGACTCAGCTTCTTGTGAGAAACTATAACCATCTAATACTGGTACTTCCCAAGTATTGGCAGCTACATTTCCTGTTGCAACTGTAGATACAAACATTTTTGTATTACGAGACAAATTTAATGCCATTGTAATTTCTCCTTATTGATGTTAAACATCATATTGTACTTGTAAAACCATTTCTGCAACCGCCAATGGCTCTAATAACCCTTGATCAGTGTCAATAGAAATAATACTAATTAACTCAGTAGTATCCCCTGTATCCTCATCATATACTAGATTATTATTTGCATCTATAATGGCTTCTATATCTCCTAAAAACTCTTCTAATACTACATAAGCATTTTCATCTTGTATATAAACTCTTATATTTATAGATAAATATGCCCATTTAAAATTTGATGGTAAATACTGCCTTGCTTCATTACCAGCTACTATAGAAATATGTGGAAAATTATTAATTTCATCCCAGAATATAACTCTATTACTCACATTATTATACACATTAGAATCATAATCTATACCATTTAAATTATCTTTTAGTAGTGATATAATTTTATTTACAATTTTTGTTCTTTTGCTCATTTAAGTCACCACTATAGGTCTTATTAAAAATTGCTTTTGTACTTGTTGTATAGCAATTTCTCTGATTGATCTAGATATTAATTTCTCAGGATCTCTTGTATCACCTTTATATTGCCTACCACCAGGAGCAAATGTAGCATATGGGTATTTCATATAATCAAAATAAGTATTTAAATTTGATCCTACTTTGTTTATAGCTGTTACTTTAGCCGACTTAGCAAATCTTCCAGTTCTATAATTTAATACATCAGTACTATATCCAGTACCCATATTAGCTCTTAGTCTATCATGTAGTTGTGCATTTATTAAATTTTGTAACTTAAGAACACTAAAGAACTTACCATCTATAGACCTTAGTTGTGGAGCTTTAATTATTGGCGTACCATGTCCTTCAACTTTATTATTTATTAAATCAATAGCACCTTGATGTTTATTAGAATATTTATTTTGTGATCCCTTTTTACCTAAAAATCTATCTATAAGCTTATAAAGAATCATGTCAATAATACTTGGAGATCCTTTAATATCTCTAAGATAAGCTTCTACATACTCATATATATCGCTTTCTACTGATGCCAACACTTTTTGATTTATATATGTACTCTGAGGAGTTGTCATTATAAATCTAAATTTTCCAACTAAAGATGCTGCTAACTCCAAATCTTTGTCAAAAGTACATCTATATTCTATATGTGCTCTTTTTAATCTATCTAAAAACTTATCAATATCTTTAGACGCTTTAAAAAGTATCTCCTTTTCTGGTGTTCCATATGAAGCTTTTTCTGCCTCTTCTCTAAATCTCTCCGCTATTCCATAAGTCTTCATGGCTAATGGAGAATTTTTTTCTTCTAAACCAAAACTAGCCATGTGTCCTATATCAAAGGTGGATACCTTATTAGTTATAATACTTCCAGATTTACTTTTAATACTTTTTTCAACTACGCCCAAAAATGTACTTATTAATTTAGGGTCTCTACTAATATTATTAGATAAAAAATCTCTTAAAGCACTAAAAGATTTGGCTATTAATAATAACCCTTCCCCATCTTGTAGTCTATATACACCGGTAAAAGATTTTGGATCAAATGAAGCTTCATCATATACTTTTGTTTTTCCTTGTATAATATCTAATGCTATTTTATAAATTTGTGTTATATCTGACTCTGTTGGTTTCGGCATATTTGGCCCAACTTCGCTAAACCCTAGTCTTATACTTTCTTTACTAAAGTGCATTACATGAATTCCCGCATCCATCTTAGCTCTAGTTTTTTCTAATAATACATACTTTACTGTATCATTAATAAAGTCAGTAAAAATAGGTTTACTCATTATGGTGCCTTATACATTTCGAAAACTCTTTTAATATTAGCTGGTAAATTAGCTCCACCACCTTCTCTAAATCCTAAGTTTTCTATAACGTTTTCTCCAAAACTTTTTCTTGGCGTATATTCTTCACTTCTATAGTATTCTACTAAATCTAATACCGCTATTTTTAAGTCTTCCGGTACTCTTTCGTAACCCCCCTTATATTGTATCTTTACACTAAGGTCAGCTGGTATAGCTCCGGCAGTAAATGGTGTATCATACATGGATCTAACAGCATCATACCTATAATCAACATAATAGGCTGTGCCAGCAACTAAATCTGTATAATCTACTCCATTATATGAAACAGATACTTTTGTTACAGATCTTATTGGAAACTCTTGAAGAAATAATGCTTCATATTCATTACCATTAAAATACTCTGTAAAATCAGTATCATAATAATCTATAAAAGTTCTTCTACAATACGTTTTAGCTAATTGACTAGCCGCAGATATTATAATTAATAAAGACGAATCCTTCTCACTATTTGTTATATTTTTGTAAGCCTTAAATTCATCTAATGCAACTAATAGACCCATTTTACACCTATATAGTGTGGTGGCGCCGAAGCGCCACCACTATTCACTTAAATTATGCTTGCCACTTCTGAACGGCTACACCCTTAGCAGAAATAATGTCAGAGAATGCCAATCTTGTTGAAGCAACAAGAATGTTCTTTTGATCTTCAATATTGCGATCTCTCTCAACCATTACACCACGAAGTGTACCAATTACGAAGTTTGCAGGATTAAGTACGATAGCACCGGCCTTTGTATCAGCCTTTGCCTCAAATTCACCAGAAACAATAACTGGAGAACCATTAATCATACCAATTTGACCCTTAAGAATTGTTGCATAGTTTGCACCAACTAGATCTACTGTACGAAAATCTGCATCTTCTAATAAATCATAATAGCACTCTTGTGAAACAACATAAATAAGCTCTGATGGATCAAGACCCCAAACACCTAACTTACGACGAAGTGCTTGTGCAGCATCTACAGTAAACTTGTCATTATTAGAAATGTCAAGTGTTGTATTTGCAGATGCATCAGCTGCAAGCTTTACAAGTCCAGTAATAGGATCTGAACCAGCAGTTGCTGTACCACGAAGAACTGCCTTATCAATAGACTTTGCAATTCTACGAGAAACTGCATCACGTACAATAGCTACTAGTGGAAGAAGTGTATCTTCCTCTTCTTCATATCCAAGATATTCCTTAGCTGCTAGCTTGTAAGCAATTAAGGTCTTATCTGTAAGTGTGTGATCAGCTGCAGTACCTGTTGATGAACCATCTGTACTACGATATGCAGTTGATGCAATCCATGTTCCATACCCAGCTTCTGGGTTGATTGGGAAATGGAATGTTGGAGCCTGCATTGCAATTCTACGAGCAATAAGTGGCTCAACTACTAGACGTTGACGAATATCATTCTCAATACGTGTGCTGAACTGTTGCTCCCAATCTTGTGTCATAGGATCAACGTGTGCACCAGCCTTCTGAATAAGACCAGCACCAAAACGTGTTTCTTGTGGCTTACGGCCAAGCATCTTAGCAACTAGAACTGCTGCATCAATATCAGAATCAGCAATCTTTACAGCTGTTCCACGATCTTCAAAAGTCATCTTGTTTCTTTGAATAGCAGCTAGCTCGTCTGCCTTTTCCTTAAGCTCACCACGTAGACCATCAAGAGCCTCAGTAAGCGACTTCTCTTTCTCTACAAAACGGCTCTCTAAATCTGCAATAAGCTTCTCAACATTATTTGTAACAGTTACATCTTGTGTCATTTCTTTTTTCTCCTTGTTAGACTCTATAATCAATTCTAAAGCTGCATTTACGTCAGCGGATTGTTTTTCAATTTTATCTGAAATTTTAGCTTCTAGAGCTTGTACTAATTTCTCTAATTCAACAGATTTAGTTGCATCTGCTTCTGAGTCTGCTGGTTTACCTTCCTTCTCTTCTAAATTCATATGTATAAACTCCTGCTTAAATTTATTAAATTCTTCTTCAGATTCAAAACTCTTTCTAACTGAAAATATTGAATTTGGGTTTGCTGGAACACTTACTACAGATACCTCATATAACTCTAAATCTTTTATAACAAAAAGATCTGTGGTTGGATCATAATCAGCATCTTTTACTGTAAAGCCTATTGAGAATGATCTTAGAATTCCTTCCTTAACCAAATCATAAACATTTCCAGCAGCTTTAGAAATTTCAGCAACTATTTTGAATCCTTTACTATCCAAAAAGTAATCAATCATCATTCCTATTGGCTTGGAATGATCGTGAAAGGCTAATATTATGGGATTCTTTAGGTAATTATCAAGTCCTCCCTTACTCCATGCCTCTTGGAGTATAATATCACCGTGTCTATCTTTATCAATTGTATTTGCATATCCCTCAATTACTATTGAGTTAGATTCTGCTTTTTCTACAACTGAAAATTTAGAAACAATATTAAATTTTTTATCTATCATTTCTTTGGTTCCTTATCTTCTTTCGGTGGCTGTTTTGGTTTTCCACCCTGTGAAGGATTTACAGCACTACCAGCAATATTTGCTGGTATTCTTAACTCATCAGCATGTTTTTCAGAACTCTTCTCTAACCTTAATTTTTCTCTTGCTTCATTAATGGTTATTATTCCAGTATTAACAAAGGTAGAATAATATCCAGCTTCATCTTTTAGTTCTGGTCTAAGTGCCAATATATTCTCTTTTATAGAATCCATATCATATCCAAAGTAAAATTCCATAGCTTTTACTAGATGATCTACTATTGGCAACACAGTGTTTATATAAAACATTCTAATATTTGGTGTTATATTTGCATTATTTCCAGAATTTAATAATATTGGTGGGACACCTAAAGCTTTTAAAATTTTAGTTTCTTGAGTATCTATGCTATCTTTAAAATCTAATTCTCTAAAGTCAGTATGCCCTAATGAATCAATATCAAAATCTCCATCGAGTATTGCTGGTCTCTTTCCACCTCTTTTTGGATTATAATCCCTCATCCATTCCTGTAGTATTCTATCCTTAACTTTTCTTGATAATGTATTTTTAGTTTTTAATACTATACCAGGAATTGCATTATTATCAAAGTAGTTTTGTTGGAAAGATCCCATTGAATTAAGTAAGCTAACACTTGCTAAAGCTGGTAATAATCTAGACTCTCCTCTATATATTGATTGTGCAGAGTTATCTTTTATATGAATAATCTCATCTGAGTTAAACTCTGTATTACCATATTTATATCCACTTATAAATGTTTTAGGGTCTGTTGTGATTTCTACTTTAGAAGCTGGTAAATGATAAAGACCTGCTCCATCAAAATAAATAAATATGTTACCGTCTAATATATAATCTGTGTAACAATTTCTTCTAAAACTATCAACATTTTGGTATGGATTAGGTTTATAGTTTAACAAGCTATATAATTTCTTCTTATCCTCTCCAGTACTATATGGATTTGTTCCAAGTCCTCTAATCTTTTCTTTTATATCAAAATCAAATTCTGCTGCTGAGTCTACTATTAGAGAAACACCTCTATTAACAACTTCAATCTTATTAAATGCTTGATACGCAGAGTAGGAATTAATAGTTGAAGATTGAGTCTCTCCTTGATCCATACGAATCTCTGGTTGTGCAGGATTCAATTTTTCTATTATTCTATTTATCAGACTCATTTCTATGCTTTTCCTTTTGTATTTCAACCCACCTACGTTGTTTTTCTGCTGTTGCTAAAGGTGGTGATTTACCATAAACCTTATGTAATCTCTCCATATGATGAAATTTACATAGAGTTATAACATCATCATATATCTCTTTATGGTGTACAGACTTAAACTGTTCTCTATAGTCCAAAATATCCTGCAAAGAGTTTATAGATATTCGTGCTTTTCTTTTAAATTGTTCCCATAGTGGAGTAAGTGAATAAAAGTGATGAAATTGTAAATTTTCTGTTTCTCCACAAATATAACATTCTGTGCCTTTTTTATATGCTGATTTTGACAAGTCTCTTATGTACTTAATTTCATCTCTTTTTAATTCGGTTTTCATAATATAAAGCCTTGAGGTGAGTGGCTAAATTGCCACTCACCTTACCAAGTTTTTATTAAACTCCGGTTAGACCAGCAGTAGATAATGTTCTACTTGGGCTAGACTCTGGAAGATCGAGCGGTGTAACAGTTTGTACATAAGTGACAAGAAGGGCTTCTACCTTGTCGATTACTGCTGTTAAACGTGCTGCATCGAAGGATACCATTCCTGATGGGTTTCTCGATGTTTGACCGTTTACTAATTCATCACGAGCTAGTTCTAGCATATAAACTACATCTCTTACAGATTCATTTTCTACTTCTGCTGGAACTGTAGGAGCTACTTCTAATTGAATAACTCTTGGATGAGTTTCTGGTAGATCAAGTTGTGGCTGTGCCATAACCCAATTTTGATATGCACGAATTGCACCAATATATGATTGCAAACGTGTTTGATCAAATATGTTTACTTGAGATCCACCAGAGCTAACGCTCTTTAGGATTTCAACGATAAAACGATTAATTCTACGATATAGACCTGCTACATCATGATTATATGTTAAAGGACCTGCATTTGTTGCTGGCATAAA